AGCTGTGTACGGAACCACCAAGTCATCCGCAGGAACAAATTTAGAAACTGCTCTCTGCATTATGTCGTCATAATAAATTTTTTTAAATGCAGATCCAGCAAGAGGTAGATAAAATAACATTTGATCGAACTCTGCTTCGTATTCTTTCATTTGATCCATAATTTGATAATTCATGAATTGTTTAACTCTTTGTGCTTGAGCTTCTTTATCGGGATTAGGCATTCCTAGAATCTGAGTTCTCACAGGGCCATCTGCAGGTAATAATTCTTTATAAGCGAGCGCTTGAAATTGAGTTACTGCTTCTGCAAGGACTGGGTGTGTTGCACCTGAAGCTCCTTTAAAAGGTTCAGTTGGTTCTTCATAAGTAAAACCTAAAAGATCTAAACCTTTGACATAAGAATGTTCCCATTCTTTTCTTGAAGTTTTATAATCTGTGAAATCTTGATAAAGTTTAGAACCGAGTGGATCTAAAATATTGTCAGGAAGTAATTCTGCCAAATTTGCAAAGTGCCCAGCATCTTGGCCAGGATTCACAGCATTTGGATCAAAATTTATATCAATACTACCGTCCTCGTTTTCAATTTGTTCAACGGGTTGACCAGCTTCTTGCTGCTCGACAAGTTTTTCTTGTTGAGCTACTTCTACGTCTTCTGGATTAGGTACGTTTATTGTTTGCTTTACGTTCGGTAAAGACTTGTCTATTTCTGCCATTTATTTTCTCCGATATTATAGTCTTAACAGTATTATATTTAATATTCAACCCTTGTGACATGGGGCCTGATTTTGGTGGGATCGCTAGTTTCTTGGTCATGATGCACCTGGTCCATAACTCATATAATCCTTCCATCCTATTGGACCATTCATATATTCATTTAAAGTAATTACACCTTGATCATCATAACCGCTCTCAAAAAAATTGTTTCTCATCCATGCTTGACTAGGCGTGTCTCCTTCTGCAAGACCAACTCTACCGCCTTTAGCTTTTAAACCTCTTGACAGTCTTTGCATAAAATTTTGAACAATGTTTTTAGCATCAATATTAGAAATACCTATTTCATTTTGTTTTTTCTGCAACATATCCACCATGAGATCTTTATCCATACCACCTCTTATACCCATAACAGCAAGATTCACAGATCTTTCAAAATCTTCCATTTTATTTTTTAAAACAACTTTTTCAGGTTTAGCTTTTGGAAGTACTGTCTTTCCTTCTTGATAGCCTACTCTGCCACCAGCAGCGTTAGGTTTTCTTCTCATCTCATCAGTGATTTCAAAGTCTTCTAAAATTTTAGTATAGCCTACAGATTCATCATCGGGATCTGTCCAATCACCTTCTTGCCAGTTGTATGCAACTTTTGTACCTGCAAAGGTTCTAGCGTTTTGAAGTCTTATAGATAACTCTAGTAACTGATTAAAATTTGCTCCTGGTTCGTCTAAATTTCTTGCCATTATATATATCTGCTTCTTCCTGGAAGTGGGGCGTCAACTATGCCACCTCTGTTAAAATGATGACCACCAGCAATCTGTCCTGTTTCTCCTCTTTCTCTAGTTCTTCCTCTATCCCGACCTTGTGTTGAATGTGTTCCTTTATCTCCTGTACCAGGACCGCCTCCATGAGGTGAATGTACTGGTGCAGTTCTTTTTGGTATAATTTTTTGTGCTGCTTTTCTAATTTTAGATGGAATTGTTTCAGTTTCAGCAATGTATCTTGCAAAATTTGGATTAGCTTTTAATTTATCTAAATGAGATATTTTTCCAAGGTTTATGTTTATTGGAATGGCTGATGGGTTTTTTATAGTAATACCTCGATCTTTATAATATTCCCAATCTGGATTCATGCCTGTATGACCATAAGTTCCTCCAACAACTCTAGCTAATTTTGATTTACTTATTTTACCTTCCTTATACGCCTCAATAACCCTTGCCATATATTCTTCATCGCTTTCAGCAACCTCATATTTAGGAACCTCATATTCTATATCCCAACCCATCTGAGGGATCCAACGATCTTGTGGTTCAAAGGGGTTTGCTCCTGGTTCGTTCATTTTAAATGCCTCAAGATCTCTAAATTCCGTTTTTGGCTCTAGCCACCAGTCTTCTCTTTCACCTGGAGGACCTACTAATCGATCGCTCCAGTCATAATCCTTTCCACCTATGGGATCTCCTTTTTCGCTATAAAAACCCTCGTGTGTTGCACCTCCAAGAGAATCAAAATCATGCTTGTCAATTATACTAATTGTGCCATCAGGGTTTTGTTTATAAACAGCTTGCCCAAGAGACATATCAATATCAACTTTTGGATCAGTAAATGTACTTTTCAAAGATAAAGGACTTTCTAAATTATAAGGTACAACTTGATTCATAGTGTCGCTTGATGCCCAGTCATACTGCATACTTTTATTAGCCATTTCCTGTGCAGTCCTACGTTTAATTTCCGCTAATTGATTAGCACTAAAAAAATCTTCATTAACGGGAGCTGTTGATCCAGCGAGATTTTTAGCATAAAGTCGTGCTGAAGAAGGTAAAAAAGTTAAATTATTTGCCAACGCGTCTACAATGCCTACATTACTTTGTAAAAAGTTTACGCCTCGCTCTACGTTCTTTGGTGTTAAAAGTGAATCTAATATGCTCATAGCCTACCAATAATATTTATACTTCCTAGGAGGTTTTTTCTCGTCCTTATAGTCTTCAGGATGCGGAATCAATCCTCCCTGTCTAAATCGCATAACAGCTTGTGTCATGCTGTCAACAAGGTCATCATTATCCCCATAGGGGAACGCTGCACATTCTTCAATTACTTCCTGTGCAAAGTTCTTATTAGTGGGCGCCCATATCGTTCCACTTTCAAATAGTGGTGCGACCGAGTTAACACGAGTATGTTTATCATTTCCTTTGCTCGGTGTAAAGTTAACAACAGGTATGCCCATATTTCTTAATTCATAAGTCAGAGGCAGTCCTGAAGCTTTGGCTTCAATCAAAACAGTTTCTGGATGCCAGTACTTGTAAGATTCTAGAGCCTTCCTTCTTAATTCTGGAAACTCGTATCTACCTTTTAAAGAGTCTACTAAAATTAAATTTGCAGGTTTGTCCTCGTTCTCACGAAACACTCCCCAAGTCGTAATTGCAGAAAAGTCTGCAGTTTCTTTTTTCATGAATGCGGTATCGTACGATTGTATGACGTGTTCTAGCTTTGGAAGTTTTTCTCCCGTCCACTTCTTCCACCATTCTCTTTTTATAATGGCACCTTCTTCTGACGTTGGATTTTGCATCCACTGTGCATTCCATTTACCAATTGAAAGTGAAGCTTTAACAGTTTCTAGCTCCTTAGTATTCCAATATTGCGGCCAGACAGGTTTACCTGATGGCAGCACTGCAGGAAATTCTATTAGATCCCATTGATCTGATTTTGCTTCCTTTTGATGATTTAATAACATCCCCGTTAAATCTTTTGTATTCCATCTCGTCATAACACAAACAATTGCGCCACCTGGCTGCAAACGTTGACGTGGACCTGATGTATACCATTCGTAAGCTCTCTCAAGTGCAGTCATGTTTAAAGCATCTTGTTCCGAGTGGGGATCATCAATGATTAATAGATCCGCACCTCTTCCAGTGATCGCTCCACCGACACCTGCTGCGAAATACTCGCCACCTTGTGCTGTTTCCCAGCGACCAGCGGCTTGAGAGTCTTCTCTTAGTCGTGTTGAAAAAATTTCTTGATATTCAGGAGAGTCAATTAATGTTTTAGCTTTACGCCCGAACCTAATCGCTAGTTCCCCTGTGTGAGTCGTTTGAATAATTTTTAATTTTGGTGTACGCCCGATCATCCAAGCAGGCAACAAGGAACTGGCGAACTCTGATTTTGTATGCCTTGGTGGCATATTTACAATTAATCTTTTTAATTTGCCCTCAGCCAGTGAATTAAATTTTTCTGCAACAATTTTATGATGGGGTCCCTCTATAAATTCAGGCCACATGTGCTTTACAAAACTTAAAAAATTTGCCTGGATGTTATCCACCTTGACCATCTCATTATGCTTCAAGTACATCTTCATGAAGTCTTCTTTCTGATCAGATGGTAATTTTTTAATTTTTTCGAAATCTACTTGCATATGGGTCCCATAATGAATTTAACGGCTTTAACCGTCTAAATCAAGCTATAAAGGGTGAACATTGGGACCCCTATTTTAAAAAGGGTAATTGCTTAATGAGAAAGGTTCAAATTCCGAAATGGACTTGGTACCTCTATTGATTTAGGGTGGGCCCGCCCATCATCAAGCCCCCATGAGATTCTGGGGGCTTGATACTCGTTAATATTAAACTACAACGTAAATTGTTTTGATGAATGGTATTTGTTTTTTTGATTTTTGAGAATAAACACCACCGCCATCTGAAAACCAACCACCATCTGACTTTGATATGTCATAAAGATTAACTGGGAAATCTTGTTTTCTTTTAAACTTAAACAAGTGTGCCCAATCTGCTTTGCAAATCTTAGCCGCTTCAATTGCACATTTGACTTGATCTGTGCATTGATACCAAGAACTGCCTGCACCAATCATTATTATTCCTAGTACAGTTGCTTCTTCTTTTTTACTCATAGTTTCCTCCATGGGTTATGGGATAATCCTACTTGCAAATTGTGGCAATTTTATGGAAGCTAATAAG